TCTTAAAGGAAACAAGAAGAAAGTATATGAACAGTTTAAACAACTAATAGAAAGATATGATAATGAAGTATAGTATTTTACAATGTGTATATATAGTGTATACATATTGTTGAATACTAGTGGCGAAAGAAAGATACACGACAGAGCAAATGATATTATTAACTGCTAGTATTCAATGTTAATTAACAATTAACCTTAATAATATTGTTTGCTCACACATAATGAAAGGTGAATACAATGAAATATAATAGCAATAAAATTTTTATATATGAAAAAGATGGAAAATTTCTATTGGCTTTTAATAAAGAAACATGTCGTATGTGTTTTGTTTATGGTAAAAAGACATTTATTATACCTGAAATTAAACCATTAACATATGTAGTAAGAAAGATAAAATTCTTTAGAAAATATACATTGCCTGAAAGTTTGGATTATATAAAAATAATGTGTACATTAAGACCTATGTATGCACAGATTAATAGTACAGATTGCGACCACTACCATACAGAGAGAGTACGAAAGTATAGTTGTGGTTATAAATTCTATAAAGCTATGATAGAGTTTTATGATGGCATAGAAAATAGAGGTGCGTTCTATAGTATAACGAAAGAACAATATGAAGAACGCAAAGATGAAGATGTAACTATAGATTATGTAGCTGAAGCACATGAGAATGGACACCCTTATAATGTGAGAGGATAGAACAATGAATAAACCTTTAAGATGGTATAAAGATATAGGAATGTTTGGTATGAACAGACCTATTAATGATATACCAGAACATAATATAAAAGGCTCTTGCATACACAAGACATCTTTCTGTGATGTAACTTGTTATAATTTAAAGTTATATAAACTATATAAAGGTATGAAAGATAAAGATGTAAGAGATGAACAGTTCTGGCAATC